TCCTTGACATCTCGTGGGAAAACATAGTCATAAGCTATGTCTGTAGCAATGGCTTCCCCACTCTCATCCATACGAGTTCCAATTGGGATGGCATTTAATTCCTTAATCGTTTCAATCTGTGCCTTAATTGCAAGAGTCTCAAATTCTCTTGCTTGAATTGCAGCTTCTCTAGCCTCTGCGGAACGGCCTACCATAGACATTTCAAATTGCAGAGTATCAGTCAGCTCTTGCAGTTGCGTGCGAGCGTTCTCAATAGCTTGAGACTCTAAATCCATTTCACGGCCTAAAGAAAATTCTTCCTCGAAGGACTGACGAAATGTACGCCTAGCTTTTTCTAATTCCTCAAATTTCTTCTTTATGTCTTCATTCATTTTATTGGCGTAGATTTCGTCTTTAGTTTGTATTTTGGCCTTTTCTACAACAGTAGCAATCACACCCTCAGGATGAGTATAAGGGGGACCAGTTAAATTAACTCCTTCATAAGGATGTACAAATGGGGTTGGAATTCTTGGCCCAGTATAAGCAGGTGGCCCCATAAATTGAGCAGTAGAGTACACCGGCCCTAATTGTCCTGGCTGGTCTAGAGGAATAAGAGTTGGACTAAAGACTTCTGCTAGCCCTTTAGTAACTTTCACATCAAATTCATTGATTACCTCTATTCCAGCCTTGAGTGATTTGATCCAAGCATCTAAAGTTGGAAATGCCTCCGCAAAGGTTAACGGATTAGCTTTGATATACTCATAAAGCTCCTTATAAGCTTTATAAACATCTCGAAATCCGTCGATGATATAATTCCAAGATTGATTGACTAAGGCTCCAACTCGGACATTTTCATTTCCAAACTCAATGAGATCGTTACGAAGAACAACTAACAGCCCAGCCACTACTGCGGCAGAAGCTATAAAAATAGATAAAGGATTATTCAGCATCACAACTTGTAAAGCTTTCATTGAAGCCATAAGACTGATAATTACTCTTGGAAGTTGTAACGCAATGAATACGCCACCCGCCGTTGTTAAGAACTCAACCCCTTTAGCAGCAAATCGTGCATTATTAGATATCTGCCCTAATGGGTCATAAACTCCAGCGAGTACTCTTACTACTTGCGTTGAAAAATCAATCAACTCTCGTAAAGAATCACTAAGGCCTCCTCGTCCTAAAGACAGAGTTAGTTCTTGAATAGCCGACTTAAATCGATCAGTAGCAGCTGGAAGGTCATCCTCCATGATATGAGCTACTTCTTTTGCGGTTCCTCCTGCTTGTATAATGCCATCGAGTTTTGTTTTGAAGGCATCTAAGTCTTTCGTAATAGTTCCAACACCAGCTAATCCCCTAGCGGAAAAACCCTTAACTAGTTCTTCAGGAGATAAATTAAGCTTTTTCAGATTTTCAAACACCTTAGTATAAGAGTTTGCTGTTACGCTAAAATCTTGTAGTGTTAAACCTGCTTGCTTTCCAGCTGTTGTAAGCACTCTTTGCAATTCTTTAGTGGGGTTTAATAGGGACGCAATAGTTTGACGAATGCTAGTTCCTGCTAACGCTCCCTTGATATTGTTATCAGATAATACTGCAACAGATGCAGCTAGTTCTTCTATACTGAGACCCGCTTGAAATGCTAAAGGAGCAGCAAAACGCATTGCTGCCCCTAAGTCCTCAACACTGGTCGTAGCCGACAAGTCTGTTTTTACTAATACATCTGCAACCCTACGAAATTCATCGAGGGAATAATTGAAAGAATTTACTAGGTCATTTGCCAATTCTGCAGCCTGCCCAAACTGGAGTGTTCCTGCAACAGCAAGGTCCATAATAGGCGGAATGGCTTTTAGAGCATCTTGCGTAGACATGCCTGCTTTAGACAAGACTAAAATTCCCTGAGCAACTTGGTTTGCGGTATACGTCCCACTAAACCCAATTTCACGAATTAGGTTTTCAGTCTCTGCTAATTGTGCATCTGTTGTTTGAGACGCAGCTTGTATGCTCTTTAGAGCATCATCAAATTGGAATAAGGCTGCAACACCTTGCTGGATACCTTGAAACGAACCATATCCGAACCCAAATGCCGTAGCAGTCTGAATTAGAGTTTGCTTAACTGTTTGAGCGATTTGGTGAAGAGTCCCGAAGGACTTTTCTACTCGTTGGATTCCTTGAGTGGCGGATGCAGAATCACGTTGCATCCTACGGATTGCAGCTTCATATTCTGACGCTCCTTGAGTCGCTCCAGAACTATTTATTGCGACTTGTAACGTAGGCATTTAACCACTTTACGTCTAATGTTTTTATTATTTTTAGATAGTCGAGAGTATCTTCATTTGAGAACCCATACAATCGAAACCATAGAACAATATCATGCAAGGTTAATGGACTCGGACCATAGCCCCTACACTCATGGAGCCTCCAAAATGAATCCCATAGAAAAGCAACTTCTTCAGTTTTCGGTAATGGCCTATTGACATACGCAGGAGCGTTTCTTTTCTTAAGAAATTCTTTATATTTTCCGTATTCTCGCTCCCAGTCAAGGAGCTCGGTCAGTTTCCCTCGGCGTCCTTAAACAAATCAGCATCATTGGAGTACATTACGACCATATCAAAGAAGTCAGGAACGTCTTTGAATAGTTCCTCAGCTTTATCTGAAGAGTATTCAATGTCTTTGCCATCTTCACCTTGGAGATTTTGCCAACCAAGAAGAACATGTTTAGCAAAACCTTTCTTCATTATTTCAGAAGAGGCGTCTGTGTCTAGTCGATGGCGATTATGTTTCACCAGGAATTTACGAATATAAGGATTCGTATTTCTAGCCACTTTGAGTCTCAGACCTTCAGGCCCATCAACCCAAACTCCATCGACTTCTTTTTGCTGATTAGTTTTTAGCTTATTTATGTTCATGCAAACCTAGCAATCCTAACAGTGACATTTTCAGTTGGATTTCGATAACCAGTCAACGCCATATCTGCGATGATATCTGTATTTTTTGCTCCGGCAGAACGTTTTCCTGCTGTGAACTTAATTTGCGGAAACTCAATGACATACGCACTAGTCCCATCATTAAAGACAAGAGCCACTTTAGATGCGGTATTGGCAAGATACTTGTTCATCAAAGCTTGCGTAGTGAAGTACATTTGTAGAGTACCAGTCACGTCAATACTCCCAGCTCCAATACTAATCGGACCAAGAGTACCAATTTGTAGTCTATTACGCAAATTATTCGCAATATTGATACTAAGACTAACAAGCCCCACAGATACGTTGTTTTCAAACCCGCTCGCATGATCAACACCATTCATTACAATCCCAGTTGCAGCGGCTGTATTTGTTCCGGTGCCTGCGGTTGCAGCTGCGGACGTTTCCTTTTTACCCATAAAAGAAAACGCGCCCGTAATAATTTGATCTGCTTGTGTATTCAATGACATGGACTGAATACCCATGCCGTTATACATAGCAAATTCATTTGAAAGGTCTGTAAACTTCTTTTCTATTGCATAGGTTGCAAATGTCGTCCCATTGACAACTTGTGCTCCTTGAATAATTGTGACAGAAGCCCCAACAGCTTCTGTAGTTAATGTCGCTTGTGCAATCGTAAGAGTTGTTGTGCCAACTGTAGCAAGTTTGAAGTATCCATTATTTGCAGCGGTTGCAAATCCTGTTACTTCAATCCACTGTCCGACTAAAAGCCCATCTGCTGTGAAACTCCCAGATGATCTAGTGATTGTACTTGGAGAGGTTGTAGAAAGTGTTGTAAGAGGACCAATAGTTATTGGAGTACTCCATCCTGCGGAGAATAAAAGAGCTGCAAACCAATCATCGAATGCTCCGTATGAAAGCTCAAAGTTTATATCTCCAGCAGCTGAAATAGATGTACGAATAACATCTACATTTTGTCTATCAGATCGGATTTCATTGGAAAGAACGTTTTGTGTGTTCTGTGCTAACGATTCTCCGGTATATCGCACATCCTTCAAAGTCGGAGGACCTGAAGGAGTCACACCAAACGTAGATTCAACAACATACGCTAATGATACTCTATTTGCATCAGACATGACTTAGGTCTCCAAATCATCCGAATAAAATGGCACTCTCACATGAGTTTGGAAGTAGCCATTAGATACGCCAATGTGTTCTGCGAATGGAGTTTTATACGTTACTCCATCTACTGTCTTTGAGAGAAAGAGATCCGAAATCTCATCAGCTAACGTTGTATTCTTATTAGTACCTTGCCCGACTGGAAGAAAAATTTGAACAAACACTATACCAATTATGCGCCATAAGCGATTGGACCCCAATGTAATTTGATCTTTTTCGCCAAATTTCACAGACATTCGCATCCAAAGTTCTTGTGGAAAATCAGGTTTTTCTCTGCTCTCATTCTCATAAATCGTAGAATACTTTCTCCCGATATTGTCATGAAAGCGTTTCCTTATAAGATTTTCAAGAACCAAAAATTTCATGGAAACATCATTCGTAATTCTTCAATTGTTACCGCAACCATTCCATGAGGAGCTTGTTTACTGTGTCCGTGCTCTAGTGGTAAGATATACACCAAATTGTTTGAGATAAATATCGTTCCAAAAGATTTCAAAGTTCCGATTATCGTAGCACCTGCTGCGATATTTGTATTATCCCATTTTTCACCAACTGCTGGAATGTTTATTGTTGTTTGCCAATTTCCTCTTGCTCGCCCAGTATCAACAGGAGTCTTTAACACAATCCTTTTAAGGGCTTCTAACGAAATCATTCTTTGTAATCGAAGAGCTCCCTCTATTGGTAAAGTCTGTATTGTTTTTTCAAGGGCCTTATTAAAGCTATCGAGATTTTTTATCATTTCCTCAACTGCAATTTATATGCTGCAATCAATAACCCAGTATAAAGTGGAAATACCATTATGATTTGATATGTTACTGCATTGACCTCAAGTTTGTTCCCAACCTCTGGGATAATACTTGGAAGCATATAAACGCCCAAATCATCATACCGAACATTCTCACCGTCAAACTTTTTAGAAAATTGTTGAGGCGGAGATACAGTTACTAAAACTCCTGTATTATCTCCGACCAAAACGTTTCCCGTTGCTGGATTATACACTCGTAATGGCGTAGAAAAATAAGTTGCTTGAATCCCATATTTATTAAGGATTACTTCAACCTTTGGTACAAGTACAGTGTCAAGAACGGTCAAAAGATGCTCCACCTATAAAGTCAGTAAGTAACTGAGCTACAAGTGTGAAAAACGATCTTGAACTTTTTCCACCCATATACTCTGTACTTGTTTCGATCTCTCCAACCCGTATACTTTCAGCTTTAATTGTTCCTGTTTCGTCAATCAATTCCCCACTTAAACTTCTAACCGCAGCTTCTGCACAAGCTTCTTGGACATTTCTTGGAATGATATTTTCATCTACATAAAGACCATCATAGTCCCAGATTCCTTGTCTTGGCCAAGCAAGCCTTTGCGTAGAAATTGTTTTAATTCCACGCCAACTTCGTGTGTATTTAGCGTCCAAATATTGAGTACCTGCAATCAAAGCTTCTTGTTTTTGTGTAGTAGTTGCCGCTATCCACATAGCGGGGACTCCTTTATTAGTGAAGTAAACTCCTGCGTCTACTTCACTAATATAAGAGTTAGCATCACTTGCCTTTGGCGTCGCTATTATCGTTGGCATCGAGTGTTATCACTGCAGGCATTATTTTTGAGGTAACTTCTTTATACCCTTTAGCCTTATAAGAAGGCCACTCTTGTGCCGGAATTACCAGTCTACCTTCCGGGCCATAAATCTCCTTCACGCTCATAGATACTCTCCATTCTTTTTTCTAGGCCAAAAGTACGTTGTTCAAGAAAGTCAATTCGAGATTCGATCTTATTACACTTGTTGATACACACCTCAAGCACCTCAGGTTTACAACAAACACAGCCACACAAACACAAACAAATACCAAATATGATTCTCATATAATTGCAAAGGCGGGGGAAACCCGCCTCGTCCTTAATCAAGAGCATCAATCGCTGCATTAACAGCAACCAGCGCAGACTTCGCTTTAACGACTGCAGTTTCTGCTTGCATAATCGCTGCTTCAAGTTTTTCTCTAGCAGCAATTAAGTCACTGATAACTGCATTGTCAGAAAGATTAACGTCCGCCAGAGTCATTGGACTGTGGACTTTCTGTGGACAATGTCTTGGCGGTTTTGGCTTTTTCTTCAGTGCCATGTTAAGCATTCTCATCAGAGGTAGTAAACCCAACAAGCAATTTCGCATGATTCGTCGCAGGCGTCTTATCGAATTCATACGGAATCTCTTCCCCACTCGCTGCTTGCTCCGGTGTCACTGGGATAGCAATTTGCAAGAAGCCATTGTCTTCTGCTTGCTGTCCACCCAAATTGTCCAGCGGATTAGTGCCATCATCATTATAAAACGCAGCAAAAACGTTTAGCGAACTTGTGCCAGACAACGGACCGCCATTAAAATCATTCGGGTTCAATCGCATACTGCCCTGGACTCTCCCAGCGGCATACGATGGCTGCTGAACAATGAACGGAGCACCCGGAGCCAAATCTTCTGGCAACACATCAACACCATCGGCAAGAGTCATTGGACTATGAGTTTTCATTCAACAATCTCCTAAAAGAAACCTTCTTTGTCGCTTCTACAGTAGAAGGACTAGCCACTATGAATTCCTTCAGAAATAGGTGAGGGCCCCAACCTGGCCCTCACCCTCTCACAACCCCAGCCTCTTAACCGCGAGCTACGCGCACCGCAAGATTCGGATCTAGAGTCTTAACACCATACAAGACATCAAGTGCAACGATGACCTTGCTATTATTTCCATCATAGAACATACGGGAACGAAGAGCAAGGCCTGTGATCGGATCAGCAATAGACGCGACTTTTGCTCCCATTTGCGAGATAAGAACATCAGGAAGTTTTGCCATTCCAAGAGCAAAAGCATTTCGATGAAACATCAAGTTCTGAGCTTTCACCAAGGAGCCTTGAACGTTATACGTCACAACTGCGTTATCTGCAGCATTTGCGGCAAGTGGCGGAGTGAATGTTACACCAGTAAAGGTATTCGCTGCTGCAAGATTATCTGCCATAATCGCATAGCGTTGCGTATTACCCGCAATAACAAAACTATCACCCTTCTTGAGAGTTCCAGTTGCAGATACCGCGTCGAGAGTTATAGTTGTTGCACCTTTAAGAGTTGCACCAACTACAGCAAGAGCTGTTCCAGTCGAAGCAACATCTCCAGACGTATGCGTTGGAACGTTCTGATTCGCAAATGGTTCAACACCAAACTTCATTCCCAGTGAACCAGTCCGTTGAGCCGTAACACCAGGATCGCCAGACCCTTGCTGTTGAGTAAATGCAGACAAACTCAACAAATCAGCTTCAAGAGCGCCGTCTAGTTCATAGTGAATAAACCCAGGGTCAAGTGGAACCTTGTTGTCAAATAGTATCTTGCGGGGAGTGATTACGTCCCCAACAACGGGACTACCAATTGCGCTGATAATCGATCCCCAAGGAACATCAGCATAAAGAGCATTGAGATCAGTATCAATTTTTGTTGCAATTGCTCTAGCGGCAGGAGCAATATGATCATCAATTATTTTCTCCTTGGTATATGCCAATTCCTTATCTGTCAAGGCAAATTTGACTTCTTGCCATGAGTTAAGAACAATTGCCACATTTTCCGGGGTCAAGTCAGACGGAGTGCTAACAGGAGCAGCTGCTGATACGAAGTAACCAGGTCGAGTGATGTTAATCGTATCACCCTTTCCAAAGGCAGCTCGCTCAGCATCGTATCCACGATGCACTCTCATTGCCATGCCAAGAGCCTTATCCAACTGAATCAAGGCCTCTTGAGCATAGAAAATTGGATTGTAATTACCCAAAGTGTTTGCCATTTTTTATGTTCCTACAATTTCGAGCGGCTTTCCAGCTTTATTAGCTTCTTCGCGCATCTTTCGATACTTCATAGGATCGCGAGCATCGGTTTCCGATATCCGGAAAGAGCCGCCAGAGGGCCTTGAATCTCCGCCAGTAGAACCACTTCCACCGGTACCATTACCATCAAAGGCTCTCGCGAATGTTTGACTACGTTTCATCTCTTGAACCAACTCAGCAATTGACATTCGATCAGAAGATCCGGCACCAGATTTGGAGCTTAATCTTTCAGTACCTTCTTTGTCAATTACGCGAGCATCCCATGTTCCATCCTCATTTTCAACCATTTTAATATGAGAACGAAGAGCAGGTACAAGAAGATCAGGAATTCCCTTTTCTGAAGAGATCGCAGCAATTAACTGAGCATCAACAAGAGTGTGGTGCAACTGACCTTTTGTAGCCTCGTACTTTTTTGTGACTCCACCCAACTCAGATGAATACTTGTCAGTCAATTGTTTCTCTTTAGAAGCAAAAGAGTCAGAAAGTTGTTTTTCCATTTGCTTACGAGCTTCAGCGAGTTTTTTATCTGGGTCCCAAGTAGCAAGTTCATCCATTTTGGACAAAGCATCTTGTACTTTCTCGGGGTCCAAATCTTTGAACGGCTTAAAAGCTTTTTCAAGCTTTTCAGTCTTTTCGCGCTCTTTTTGCAAACCAGATTTCAACTTTACAACGTTTGCCAATTCCAAATCACCTGCAGACGTCACGTCTAAGATGTGCGACCCATTATCCTCACGATAATGTTCCTTGATCGCAGTTGGAAGTTTAGAAAATTCCTCAGCAGTCAATACAGCTAAAAGAGCCATCACGGTTCTCCATTTCTAAAAGCATCACGCTTCTATTTTAATATAGTCAATTTTCATTAGGTTCGGTTATCTCGTCTGCATCAATGGCAATATAAAAATCACCGACATCTACAAACTTTGAAGACGGATCCGAATCTCCTACCGAAATCTCAGG